TGCAACACTAGACAATATTGATCAAACTGGCGATGTAGTTACAGCAGAGGCCAGCATGAAAGCATTTGAAAGGTTCCGTGGGAATCTAAGAGAAATGCATCAGCCACTTGCAGTTGGCAAGGTTGTATCATTTAAGCCAGAGACTTATTATGATCCCGCATCAAAAGAATTTTACAATGGAGTTTATGTAACATCTTACATTTCAAAAGGCGCACAAGATACCTGGGAAAAAGTCCTTGACGGAACACTCGCAGGTTTTTCAATTGGCGGAAAGATTCTAGAATCAGACAATGAAGTTAATAAGGCAAACGGCGAAACAGTTCGTTTTATTAAAGACTATGAACTGGTAGAACTTTCAATAGTTGATTCCCCAGCAAATGAATTGTGCAACATCTTGTCAATCGAGAAGATGAACGGACAAATGATTTTCAAGGGTATGGCCGCAGATGTCGTAACAGAAAATATTTTCTATTGCGAAGAAAGCGATTCAATTTTTGTATCGACAGAAAAAGAATTTGACTCACCAATATCAGGAAATCCTGCAACACTAATTGGTTGGGTTGAATCAAACGATGTTAACAAATCAAAAGAAATAGATAGAATTCTTGGTTTACACAAATCAAGATCCACGTTGCCTGAAATACAAACAATTGCAAAACAGGCAAACGCAGAAGGAGGTAATGAAGTGTCAGAAAATACAGAAACCGCAGTAGTTGAAGAGACTATTGTTGAAGAGACAGCACCTGTTGTTGAAGAAACACCAGCTGCTGAAGAAGCTCCTGCAGAAGATGCAGTAGCAGACGCTTCTGCCGAAACTCTGGAAAAAGCAGCCGACGTATCCGAAGTTGAGGTTGATGAACCTGATTTTGCAAAAATGTTAGGCGATCTAAAAGGCTTTTTCTCAGAAACTCTAAGCAAGGCAACCGATGCAAATGCTGCACAGGTAAAGACTGTTACAGAAACAGTTGAATCTTTCAGCAAAAGTGTTGATTCCAGAATTACAGAGTTGGCAGAACAATACGATACACTTTCAAAGACAGTATCAGATATCAGAAACACGATTGATGGCGTACAAAAGCGTGTCGATGCAGTAGAAGGTGAGACTGCAATTAAGAAGTCCTCAGACCTTGGCGGGTCTCGGGAAGTAAATACAATAAAAAAATCAAAATGGAACGGTTCTTTCCTCGGTTCCGTACAAGAATTAATTAGATAAACAAAGGTAGGTGAAAATATAATGAGTAATGAACTATTAGAAAAGTCAGTAGCAGCTAATACTTCCGTAACAACTTCTATGTCAGGGTCAGCAGTAGCGACAACTGGCGTACACGTTGGTTCTGAAGGCGAAGGCGGACTACTAAATCCAGAGCAATCAGCTCGTTTTCTAGACTATATGTTCGACGCAACCGTAATTGGTAAGGTCGCACGTACAGTCCGCATGAAGTCAGATACAACAGAGATTGACCGTATGTCAGTCGGCGAGAAGCTAATGAAGCTTGCAACCGAAGCAGACGATACAGCAGCAAACTCAGCAGTATCTTTCTCAAAGATTTCTTTGACAACAAAGAAGCTACGTCTAGATTGGGAGCTTTCAACAGAGTCTCTAGAAGACAACATTGAGGGTCCAGACCTAGAGGATCACATTGCCCGTATGATGGCAACACAGGCAGGTAACGATATTGAAGACGTAGTCCTCAATGGAGATACTACTCTAACAGGAGACGCACTTTACAAGTCATTTGATGGCGTTGTAAAGAAGGCAAAGGCAAACGGTCACGTTGTAGATAACGGCGGAGCAGTAATAACTCGCTCATCCTTTAACTCTGCGTTGAAGGAGCTTCCACGTAAGTACAAGCAACGTCGTGCAGACCTTCGCTTCCTAGTCGGATCAAACTTGATCCAAGACTTCCTATATGCAAACAGCATTGGTACTAACCAGACAATTCCACAGGATATTGCTTCAAGCATCATCCGTGGTGATGTTCAGCCAGTCTCAGGACCAGCAGGTTACGTAGCCCCTTATGCATTCGGTATTCCAATTGTTGAAGTTCCACTTCTAAATGAAGCACAGGACGGCGACTATTCAGGAGAAACAGGAAACCACGGAGATATCCACTTGACATTCCCAAATAACGTTGTTATTGGAATCAAGCGTGATGTAACCGTTTACCGTTTCTTCTGGCCACGTAAGGACTCAATTGAGTACACAATGTATACTCGTGTTGGCGTTCAGATCGAACAGGCAGATGCCTGGGTTGTGGTCAAAAATGTAAAAGTCGCTAGCTAATACATAGCAATCGGCTTTATGATATAATGGGTCTAGGAAACTAGGCCCATTATTCATTTTAGGAGAAACTGTGAAAAAGCATGAATTAAGATCACGTTGGGTTAAAATGTTATCTAGGTGCGAAGATCCAGAAAATCTAAGTTACGTAGATTATGGTGGAAGGGGAATCAGGGTTTGCAAGGACTGGCATGACTTTAATAAATTTTATAGTTGGTGTATAGATAATGGTATTCAGTCAGATTTGTTTCTCGATAGAATAGATAATGACGGAGACTATAGTCCTTCGAATTGTAGGTTTGTAACAAGAAAACAGAATAATAACAATAAATCAAATAACACATATCTAACCGCCTTTGGTGAAACTAAAACTTTAAGCGAGTGGATTGATGATAAAAGATGCAAGGTTGAGTACTCTACACTACAAAGAAGACTTAGATTAGGCTGGCATTCTGAAGATGCTATTTCTATTAAATCTGGAGAAGGCGGTAGGCAGTATAAGCCTAAAAAAGACTCTAAGTTTTATAAAGCATTCGGTGAGTCTAAAACCTTATTTCAATGGTCTAAAGATGATCGCTGTAAACCATCCTATAAGATGCTTTGGCAACGTGTGGAGCAATTAGGCTGGCATATTGAAGATGCTATAAAAATTCCTACCAAGACCCTTTCCAAATAAACCCAATAATGCTATAATTAAAACACCTAGACTAAGGAGATTACATGTCGTTTGACACATTAAAGGTAGCAGAGCTAAAGAAAATTGCAGAGGACTTTGCAGTTGATACAAATAGCCTAAAGAACAAAAATGATATTATTGCCGCCCTATCAGAAGAAGGCGTAACTTGGGCAGTATATCAACAAACAATCAAGAACATTGAAGATGAAACGGAAGAGATTGAAATACTTCCAAGATTTAATCCAAAGCAGGATTTGGCAGAGGATACAGTTTTAGTTAGAATGACACGAGAAAACTTTAGATATGATATTATGGGTTTCACATTCACTAAGCAGCACCCATTTATAGCAATGCACAAAGATAAGGCACAAGCAATTTTTGATAAAGAGGAGGGGTTCCGCCCAGCGACACCAAAGGAAGTTCAAGACTTCTACAGCTGAGCTTAACCATTAACAATGGCAGAGATATATTTAAATACTAATTCACCACTGAAGCACAAGATATTTTGGCAAGGGGAAATAGTAGATTCAGATTCAGCGCCTACAGTAAAGCTATATGATATTACTGAAGACGTTATGATATCTCCAGCAATCTCTCCAACAACTCTTTTAACAACAATTACATCTACAAAGCTTGAAACTGACTTTGGCAACTATCAGGTTGTTATTCCATTGTCATACACTCAAAGACAAAGAAAGTTTAAGCTTCTTTGGGAGTATCAGGTTGGCGGAAGTGCAGCAACTGGCACTACATATGCAGATGTTATAACTCCATATACTAATATCTATGAAGCCATAGATGAATTAAATATTGGCGTAGACTCAAGCGATCCAAATTATAAAACATATTATCAAATCCAGCAAGCGGAAAAGTATGCCCGTAAAGTAATTGAAGATTACACAGGGCAAGATTTCTTCTTATATGACGATGTTGAAATTGCATATGGAATGGATTCAGACATATTATCTCTCCCATACAAGATTAATTCTGTACAGAAGCTATATGGGAATGACATTCTTCTAGTAGATAATACAGTGACTCCAATTGTAAATAATTGGCTTTACACTCCACAGGTTAGCGAAAGTGGATTTGGAATTAGAATTGACAGAACAGGATTGATAGACAATACTGTGTATGTTGCAAATGGTATGGTTCCTCCAAGTATTAACGAAACATATAGCGGGCAAGCATTTAACAAACACACAAGATATCGTGTTGTTGGAAGATATGGTTGGTCTGAAGTTCCAGACAATGTTCAAATGGCGGCAAAAGAACTGATGAAGGATTACTTCTCAAAGGACCTTCTATGGAAACAAAAGTATCTTAAGAACATACAAACATTTGACTGGAAGTTTGAGTATACTGGCCAAGCTTATTCTGGTACTGGAAATCAATTTGCAGACCAATTGCTTAACCCTTATATTATTAGTTCCATGGTGCTTATATAAATGAATGGGATCATAGACTCAATTCTGTCTATGAAACTAGATGTCTATAGACAACTAGATACTCAAGATACAGAAACAGGATCCATTGTAAAAGAGTGGAACTATTATAAAACTTTAGACTGCCATGCAAAAGGCGTAGTAAGTAATTCTGCAACAACTAGAAGCAGTGACAAGCAGATATTTGATAATAAATATACTAATGATCAGGTCATACAGGTAAGAACTGCTGAAAGATTAACTCTTAGAGAAAAGGTTACAAATGTTCGTGACTCTGAAAATAACTATATTTGGACCGAACTTAATTTCCCCTCAGACACCCCAACAGTATTTGAAGTAATTGGTACTACTCCTCTTACCGATCCTTTCGGCAGGGTTATGGGGTACAACTCATCAATGAAGAGATCGGAGAACCAGCAAATTGGACTCTAGTACAGCATTGGTTGCCGCAGCAAGCGGATTAGAAAAGTTCTTGGCGGGAACAAAAACAACATCATTAAAGGACTCAACAGTAGCCCAAATATCTGCTACTATCTATTATCAGGCACAAGTCATATCAAAGATTACTTCAAATAAAAATTTCCAGAACAAATTTTCTGCTGTTATATTTAAACAGATCCAAGAAGACTTTGGTGATTATGTTGATGCTAAAGCCCGCACAGCCCCTATATCTTTACACCATGTTTACGAATGGAAAAAGACTGGCAAAAAAGAATCTCGATTATTTGAATTAAAAAAGTTATCACAAGATGGATTGTCATTTAGAATTGGATACGATTTTAAATTGTCTAAGTCGTTGGTTCCAACTAATAAAGGAAAGCATAGACATGTTTTTGCTAACAAGGCTGCCGTGATGGAAGCTGGAATGCCCGTAATAATCTCTCCAAGGTCCGCAGAGCGCTTAGTATTCGAAGTTAATGGTTCTACAGTCTTTATGCCTATAGGTGCCTCAGTTAACGTTAAGAGGCCTGGAGGGGCTAAGGTAAAAAATGCATTTTATATCGCATATAATAGATTCTTTACTGGAGACCTAGTTAATCAATCAATCAAGAAATCGGGATTTCAAAGATTATTTAATAGCTCACTTACCAAAGCAATGAAATTGCCAATGAATATTAAAAGGATTCAGTATTCATTCTCACCAAATACAGTTAGAAATCAGGCAGACTTTGCATTAAATTCAGCATTTGGAGGAATGGCATAATGGTTAATTATAAATTAGACGCAATGATAGAGTTGCGAAAGTACTTTTGGCAGAAATTAAAGGATGCGGATATATTTACAGCATCAGATTATTATAGTGATAACGTAGGACAAGAGATAGTTCCTATTATTCCCGTCCAGCAATCACCAGAACTAAATCAATTTTTGAGCGGAAAGAAACATATTGTCTATGATAAGATAGGTACATCCTATGAGGATCTATGGGCAATATGCTGCGAGCAGGTCTTATTTACAATATATTCTACGGATATAAATGACATAAATGAGATTAGAAACTTTATGTTTGACCTATTTAGAAGAGTAGACGAGTCTGGAAGAGATGTAAATCACTGGTCTGGAGTTTCAGATAAATTTCAATTCTATAGTATTTTTATAGCAGACATATCTCCAATTGCCCCATCCGAAGAGTTACAGGGCTTTTTATCCGCAGATGTCATCCTTGAGATTAAATATGCTAGGTCCTCAAACTCTAGCGGCAGATTTATATAAGTTGCTTTTTTACCCCAAAAGGCCTATTATTATACCAAGAGGAAAGACAGCCTAGCCAGCTTTGACAATTTTTATTAGATTTTTGAAAAACAGGAGGTAAAGAAAAAATGGCAAGAGATACATACAATTCAGCCAAGAATATTATCGTAGGTGCTTCACCGTTGTTCATCAACCAGACAGCATATGATGGCGATTCAAATCTTGATCCAACAAAAGGTACAGACAAAGTAGTATTCAGCACATCTGAATCATACTCAACTACACTGAATGCGGCAACTACAAAGTGGCGCAACGTTGGATACACAAACAATGGTCTTCAGATTACTTATAACCCAACATACGGTAACGTAACAGTGGATCAGCTTCTAGATACAGCAAAGCTGTTCAAGGAGTCAATGGAAGTTATGCTAGCAACAGAAATGGCAGAAGGAACACTTGAGAACATTCTCGTTGTGTTTGGTCAGCCAGGAGGATCAGCCTCAATTACTGAGTCATCAGGATTTGACGGAGACGAAACTCTAACAACAGCAGAGCCAACATCTTCAACACCACAGGTTCTCGGTTTGGCAGCAGGAGCTTTGCTTCAGGCACCAGTTGAGCGTCAGTTGATTGCAGTTGGACCAGCTCCAGATTACAACGTAACTAGCTTTGGAAAGAATGAGCGTGTATATTATGCACGTCGTGTTCTTTCAGTACAGCAGTCACAGTTCTCTCTAGCACGTAACACACCAACAACATTCCCAGTAACATTCCGTCTTCTCCCATCAGGAGATGCGGCATACGCTGGTCAAGAATACGGTAAGATTATTGACCGTGTTTACGCATAATTAAATTTAATTATTTAATTCAGAGACCCCCAAGAAATTGGGGGTTTCTGCTTGTATTAATAAGCTTGTTTTGTTATAATAAATAAGACAATCCTAGGAGGATAAATTGGCCACAACTATCTACGACGTAGAAGAAATTGAACTACAAAACGGATCTAAGGTAAAGCTAAAGCCGTTAACAATTAAAGAGCTAAGAAAATTCATGGCGGCTATTCAAAGAACCGCAGAAACAACATCAGAGGATGAGACACTAAATATCCTTATTGACGCATGTGCAGTTGCACTTGAAAAACAATTACCAGACTTGGTAAAAGATAGAGATGCATTAGAAGATGCACTAGACGTTCCCACAATCAATCGTATCCTTGAAGTATGCGGTGGGATTAAGATGGACGACCCAAACCTTCTAGCGGCAGCGGTTCTGGCTGGTCAGAACTAGATTTAGCCGCATTAGAGGGTGAAGTTTTTCTTTTAGGACACTGGAAGAATTACGAAGAACTAGAAGATAGCCTTTCAATGCCAGAGTTAATTCAGACTTTAAAGTCTATGCAAAAGACAGAGTCTGATAAAAGAAAGTTCTTAGCATCAATTCAAGGAGTTAATCTTGAAGGTGGTAGCGAAGAAAAAGAGGGTCCATCCTTTGAAGATGTACAAAGACGTGCTATGGGTATAACTGCAAGTGGCAATGACATAGTTTCATTGCAAGGTCAGTTCGCAGCTCAAGCAGGATTTGGAATTGGAGCAGGACTAGGATACGAAAAGGGGTAGCATATATATATGGCTGATGAAAACGTAGTCACGAATATAGTCGCTAATGCTGACTTTTCAGATCTCATTGCAAACGTCAATAAGGTTACTACTAGTCTTGCCCAATTAAAACAAACCCTTACAACAACAGATAAAGCTTTAGCTTTACAAGCAGCAAAGATTCAACAAAATTTCGCAGCTACATTAAGAAGTACGGGGCAATTCTCAACACACTTTGTAAGCCTTTCTTCTGATGTAGATAAGTTTGGAAAAAACTTAGAATCTGGAAAATTAAAGTTAAAAGACTATTATGGCACATGGCAGAATCATTCAAAAACTGCTGGTGGGCTAATTAGAGATTTAGCAAGACAGCAGGTTCAATTACAAAATTCTATACTTCAACCACTAGGTAGAAATGCCGAAGGGTTAATGCAGTTTAACGTACAAATCCCCAGAGGCTTAGACCTAACAAAAAATAAAGCTGCTCTTCTTAAACAAGAAATGCAGATAATGAATAAGGTAATTCAAGACGGCGGAGTTCAATTAATTAACTGGGGTAAAAATACTCAGTGGGCAGGACGCCAGCTTACTGTTGGACTTACAGTTCCAATCGCAGCATTTGGAAAGGCCGCAGCAGATGCATTTAGAACTGCAGATGAGCAGCTAGTTAGACTTACTAAGGTTTACGGTGGAGTTGCACAAACCTCAGCTGCAGAGCTAGGAAAAATAAGAAAAGAAGTTGCAGCAACTGCAAAGGAATTAGCTCAGTCTTATGGAGCATCGTATAATGAAACAATTGCATTAGCAGCAGATATTGCAGCAACTGGCAAGCAGGGAGAAGATCTTCTTAACTCAACTAGAGAAACAACAAGACTGTCAGTGCTTGGTGAAGTTGATAGACAAGAAGCAATGAAAGCGACGCTTGCAATTCAAACAGCATTTAATCAAAACACACAAGAGCTTTCAGAGTCAATTAACTTCCTTAACGCAGTTGAAAACCAAACCTCAACCAGCCTTGCTGATTTAGTTGAAGCGATTCCAAAGGCTGGACCAGTTGTAAAGTCTTTAGGCGGAAGCATAGAAGACTTAGCTCTTTATTTAACTGCTATGAAAGAAGGCGGAATTAATGCATCAGAAGGTGCAAATGCAATTAAATCATCTTTGGCTTCTCTTATTAACCCAACTAAAGTTGCAAGAGAAATGTTTGCAGGATTTGGAATCGACCTTGGCGGAATAGTAACAAACAATGCTGGAAACCTAACAGGAACAATATTAGAATTACAAAAAGCATTAGATACGCTTGATCCATTAACTAAATCAAAAGCCATCGAACAACTATTTGGAAAATTCCAGTTTGCCAGACTGTCCGCTTTATTTGATAATCTAGGAAAACAAGGAAGCCAGACCTTACAGGTTCTAGATTTAATGAATACCAGCGCATCAGATTTAGCAAATGTGGCTGGCCGAGAATTGTCACAAATTACAGAGTCTGCTTCTGGTAAGTATCGTAGAGCATTAGAAGGACTTAAAGCAGATCTTGCAGGCGTAGGAGAATCATTCCTTAATATTCAAACATTCTTTATTACTTTAATTGATAAAGTAATTGAATTTAATAACAAGTTGCCAGACCCAATTAAAAAGATCTTAACATTAGTTGGAGGCCTTACCGCATTAGCTGGACCAGCAATTATGTTAACTGGTGTGCTTGCTAACTTCTTTGGATATATTGTAAAGGGAGTTGCACACTTTAGGGCTCTGTTTAAGGGCGGAGAAGGATGGAAGTTATTAACCCCAGAGATTATGGCTGCACAAAAAGCTGGAAATCTTATGGAGGCAACATTCTATAGTGATGCAAAAGCAGCATCAATTTTACAGCAAGCCATAGCAAATTTAAATGTAGAGTTAGATAGACTTTCTTCAAAATCAGCATCTAACGCAATTTCTCAATCACCAGTAATATCAACAGTTGCGGGAAATACTTTAATGGGTGGCGGAAGAGAAGTAGTTCCAAATCACCCACTAGTAAGTAAAAGAGATACAAGATCATTTTCTCACTTAAATCCATTAAGCGGAATGACTGGAGAAGAAAAGTCTGCACAAACAATATTTGGAGTTGTTCCTGGAGCCCCACTAGTTAATCAAAAAATTAGTAATAACCCTCAAATGTATATGTCAGGGGATGTGCCAAAGGTTGCAGGAGCTAGCGCAATTCGTGGAGTTTCAACAGGAATTGTTGCAGAAGAAGCTGCTAAATTCCATTCAATGACTGGTGCATTAGCAATGCAGTCACAACAAGAAATAGCAGTACTTAAAAAAGAAATA